TAATGCTTGTACTTTTTCTGCATCGAACCGTTCAACAAGATTTTCACGCAACCAACTAGGATTACCTTCATAGTTCCATGGATGCAACTTTCGCTGTTCATATGCACCATTAATTAAATCCCAGTCAAACTTAATATCGTTTACATAAGATAAGTTCCAATCAGGCTCCCAACCCGGAACATATTGCATTGCCTCTTTAAAAAGATTAACAACTTCACCGGGGCCATATTGAACGGCCGCAGAAAATACAACATCACGCAATGCTCGACTATGGATATTGACATCAAATAATTGATTGGATAATTCACTACACGCCACATCATAATAAGCATATTTAATGTAGTCGTGCTGCATTTTCATAAACCCGTTAGGATCCACAGTCCCTAGTTCTTGCCATTTGCTAATGAACTCATCGGAGTTAATAGGCCCTGCACCTTGAAGGGCTCTTGCATAATCTTTGTAAAACCCATCTTCTTGACGCAAGCCCCAACCAAGAAACGCATCTACACTTCCGCAATTACTTGCTAACTGATAAGCACCATACGAAATTCCCCCAAAGTCTCCCTCGCCTGTAGATACAATAGCTGGGTCTCCATTGCTTTCATACGCAGCACTTAATTTTCCTAGTTCCATTTGTTTTGCTCCTTCCTATTTGATTCACGTCCTCCTAAATAGCCAACGAGTCCGGAGGAAATACTCATGGCCAATTCGTTATAACCATAAAGGACGGCCATTATATTGACCGTCCCTAAGACGAGGATTGTTAACACCTCACGAATACTAATTTTTTCAATCATTTAATCGCATCCTTTATTGATTTTACGAACGCTATCAACTCTTTAACCAAACTCATCGCACGTTGAAACCATGCACTCTCTACAAATTCAAGTTCAATCATGTTTTCTACAATACTTGCCAACTCAACCATAATTGGCACTAGATACATCAATGTAGATAGAAACACATCAATTCTACCTAGCATAGGAATGTCAACATCAGGCAATGTTAATAGGATGAATGATAATAGGAATATCCAAGGATAAGACTTAACTAATTTTTTAGTCATATCTGCTCGTAGTTTTCCGCTTACCAAAAATCTACGTTGCTTACCATTAACTTCAACACTCGCCCATCCTCGCCATATAATCGCAAGGAACATATTCTTAATGGTTAATTCTCTCTTTGTAGCTAAATTAAAATTGCGTGCCTCAACTAAGACACGCAAGAATGTATCAACAAATACCAATACAACACTTGTAAATATAGCTAGTGAAATTCGCACCGCCTCTGCTACGTTAAACCCCTCAACCATGAAAGGTGCTAATACAACTTCAATCATTCTTACTCCCCAATTCGTTCGATTTTTATAGTAAATTTATCATTTTTTATCCAAAAATCACCACTCCACCCATTAATATTAAAGTATGCTTTCATAATAGGTGGGCGCAAATTTTCAGCCCTCACATTTACCTCAATATCCATTGAGGTATTAATTGTAAAATCATTAACGTGTTCAGCATTATAAACAGTCGCTCTATACCTACCTTTAGGTAAGTACGCAAACATTTTTTCTGTACCTCTAATGTCTGTAGGGTACTTTTGCCAATTCCAAGTAGTAAACCATACAGGGTTAGTTTGAACATATCTTTTAGCACCATTTAATGTACGTTGTACAACAAGGGCGGTTTTATCCGCCCCTAATCGTGCATAGTATGTTTTGCCACTAATAACTATCGGTAGTCGCTCTTCGCCTACATCACGCAAGTTATCAGTCAGTTCAAATGTTAGTGTATCGTTTCCTTTCTTAACTTTTAAGTTAGGCATTATTCAACATACACCTCATTTCCACCATTAGCACTCCACAATTTCAATCGGCTATTCAAGGATGTTTGTACTCTTCCCCAACTTTTCCATGTATTCGCCATAAACATTCGATGGTACGTTTCGCCATTGAACGCATGGAATGTTTGGTCTATCATCTTACCTTTCCCAAAGTTCATTACAACTAACATACCTTGTTTGTGGCTACGTGGTGGGTTATTAGCACCGCCATCAAAGTTAATTTCAATAGCACCTTGTTCTGTAAATGTGTTCCAATCTGTTGCCGTTTCAATTTTAGAATATGGAAAACCTAATTGGTCTACTTCTGTTTTTTTAACAAAGTTATCATCTACATCCTTTTTCTTGTAAATTGCCGTTCCGTAATGTTTGGTGGTAAGTACTGTGAAACTATCTGTACCATCATAGTGCTTAAATTCCTTACCTTTAACAAACGTATTAACGGAGTTATCGCCAAGTTCTACGTTACCAGCGGTAGACACTTTAGCCATACCAACACCATGACCATCAGGTTTATAACCCTCAATCAATATGTTATTAGCCATTTTAAGTGCGCCATTCAATGTGCCGCCTGTTAGTTTGAGATAATCAAGCGTTGCTAATCGTGCAGTATTGATAGAGTTTTCAAAGTCGTAATTTGGGTCACCTACATAAATATCTACTTGGTGACGTCTGTTTGGCTTTTGAGTTAGTACTGCAAAATAGAACTTGCCATTGTAGTAAGCGATGTCTTCGATTTCCGTTTCACGGTTAATTTCAATAATCTGTTTAACCGTACCAAATGGTGTACACTCTACAAGACTTCCTAATGTTGCGGACATGATTGCGCCATTCAACATGAAAGCACCGTTATTGTTCATATCCGGATAGATATAATCGACTTGGTAAGTCTTGAGCTTTTTGAACTCATCATTGTACAGATTAATAGTTCGTACTCTTTGGTTACCTGCAATAGGTACAATGGATACATAAGTCCTTGTAATCGGATCATAGTCAATGTTGAATACCTTTTCTTGTAATGTAATAGTATTTTCGATTGTCATAGTATCGGCATTCATAACCGTCAAATTATTGCCGTTTTTAAGCCCATTTGCGATGTAAATCTTATTGGTATACCGATTGTACGTCATAGTATTACAATGCCCTAAACGTTCAGAATCCGTGAATTTATAGGTACCTACTTTTTCAAAAGTGTCTGAGTTAAGCTCGTAAAAAATTTGATTAGTACCTTCACCATTAATACAGGCAAGTACAAATACATTCTTTTTAGAGTTATAGGTAAACCCTTGGCATTGATTTACTTCCGCATCATACGTAATGTTTTTCATAAATGCGATATTGGATGCGCTTTTTAGCATTGGTGTTTCTATTGGATAATACGGCTTGATATTGGTATATACACCCATATCCATAACAGAACTTACTGTATTAAAGGTTAAATGTTCAGTTAGTTTGTATTGACCATTTGGCACTAATAGAATTTTATTAGCCAAATTATCATTAGCACGTTTAAATGCAGCCGTATCATCGGTGACGCCATCGCCAACTGCTCCGAAGTCTTTAACTGACACAATACCATTTAGTGATTCTTTTCCGATGTATTTAGCATCAGCTTCAGATTTAGTTACAATTCCTCTGCCACCGGGTATTGCTATTTCTTCAGCTTTAGCAGCTGCTACCTCTGCACGTTTGGCTGCGTCTTCCGCTTTCTTGGCATTACCTACACTAGCTATTTGCTTATTGCTAATATCAGTCTTGATAGCATCAGCTTTTGCAACTAAATCATTGATATTTTTCTTATCGGTTTCTGTTTGTGCCGCATATGCCTTTGTGTTATCTGCTAATTTTTGTGTTTTCTCAAACGTATCAGCACTTTGTATAAGCGCTGTATTTGCAGTTGCTAATTTATCATCTACAGTTTGAGATAATGCATTAATATTGTCGTTAATGGCTGTTAGCTTTGTTGCATTGTCTTGCACTTCATTGGCTTTTTTCTCTGCCGTAGATGCAGCTGCAATTGCTTTTTTAGCAGCTTCAATGGAGTTATCTACAATATCACGTATTACTTGATTCGGGTCTTCATCAGCGCCTACATTAATTTGTAATGTGCGATCTAATTGTTCTTTCATTTCCTGAAGAATTAGAATGACTTTATCACCCATACCTTCAATATGATTGTAGGGCCATTTATTGGCTAATTCTGTAGTTTGTGAAATTGGAGTTCGTCTGACTAAAACAACTTTATAAGTTGCTGGTAATGGTTCACCAATACTTGGATACGTTAAAGTTTTATTTTGTGCATCATATAAGATGTTCCCTGTTTGCGCTGTTTGCCGTCCGTCTCCATTAACTAGAATAAGGTTAATGTCTTTTATGTTGTTAAAGTCATATGGCCAAATAAAAGTCTTGTTTACCCCATCACATTGATATTGAACAACTGGATTGTTGACTTGTGGAATCACAATATCCCGCCTTTCTTTGCATATAAAGAGGACTACCTAAAACTAGGTAGTCCTTACTTTTATTTTTTCTTCTTCTTTTCTTTTTTAGTCTTTAAACGCTTGTCTAACAAAATTGACATGAATATATCTTCAATCTTGGCATCCGTATCAGTTAGCCCTACACGCAACAATGTCCAGAAAGCATCGGTTACGGTATCACTAAAACCAGTTACACGGTTAGAAACCTGACTGAGCGAACGGCCTACATCAACAATATCTTTATTGTCACTTGAGATAGCTTGACCGGTATCCCATAATTTCTCAAAGATACTTAATCCCATTACGGTATTACCTTTATTGTATGGACGTTCTCCTAAAATAAATTTCATACCCATAGTGGCTATATCTCTCACTAACGGAATACCCATGGTTCCTTGTTGTACAAATTCCTCTGCAAAAGACTTGGCGATAGATTCTGGATCATCATCGTCACCATTTGTCATGGATTTATAAATTGTCATACCAATTGCCTGTGATATAATCCCCCACCATAACACTCTTGCAAAAGGCATCCAATCCCCTTTGTCTTTGCCTATATACCATGATTCAGCGATGATATTATACAAAGTATTAGCATATGAATAAAACGGAACAAATAATTGAACCCATTGACTCCGTGAACGTTGAATGGATGCTGCATCTTTAGTATCACCACTTCCGAATATATCCCGTATTGCTCGGTCACCTGCTTCAATTGCGTGTTGATTAATCCAGTCAGTACTTAATCCTTCTTTAGATTGAAGTTCAGCAACCTTTTGATCATATGCAAATTTCCATACTGGTACGGATAATGCAAAGTCTGTTTCCGTGAGCAGTCGGAATCCCATGTTATTAATTTCATCACGAATTTCAGCACCTTTTTCAAACTTGTACCCGCCGATATTCTTGTCATTAATACGGAGACCTTTCCCTTGGATAGTTAATCCTTTTTTAAGGTCTTTATCTAAAGTTTGAATACGTTCTCTCATAAATATGGATTTCTCCATAACAAAATCACGAGTGTTATTATAGGTTTCTGTTCCATGACCATAGAACCCTACCCCTGCATGGTTAACAGCTCGAAGGACATTGCCCGCACCAATACGATATACGGCAACAGGAATGTTTAAGGCATTTTGGATAGCAACTGATGCACGTCCAGCCATAATAGCCGTTGTTGCATTATGTTTAAGGAACATTAAAATTTTACCAACATCATCCATCTTAGCTGCCTCATCTTTCCAATTATCACGGACCCAAGTCCGCAAAAATTGATAAGAATTCATTCCGAATTTCTCAACAATATAGTTTTGGAATTCTCTATTGGCTACTAACCGATTCACATCCGTCACAGCTTTACGCATAGTTATATGATTGATTGACTCAGTAATCGCATTAGAAATGACATCAAAGTCTAGCAATAAAGATTTACCTTTAACCTCATCTAAACGGCTTTTAGTCGCACTCATGCCAGTTCCTAAGATAGCATTACTACTAACCATAGTCTTAGCGATGTCTTCCACTTCTTTGTCAGATATACTAGCATTAACTTTCGGATTATAAACAATCGGATAATACTGACCGATAATAGTTCTACCCCCAATAGTAAATGTAATGCCTTCTTCCTTTTTCAATGGATTTCCATAAAGTTCTTCTTGAACTTTGCTACGTTCAGTAAAGAAGGAGTTAATGTGGTCCCATGTCCGAATAATAAATTCCCAATCTTTATCGGTGAGGATTTCTTGAAATGCTTTTTCCATTTCAACTTCAGTTACCTTGGCCGTTTCCATTGCCCGTTGTCTGTTACGTTCTGTACCCCAATTCAAAGCTAATGCAATAACCTGTTCCTTGGTTAGATTACGCAATTCCCCAACATCATACATATGCTTATTTCGGATGTTAAATAATTCACGCTTACCATATACAGAGGATACATCTTTTGCCAATCTACGCATGGACACTTCCTTGCGTTCATTAAAAGCTTGTGTTGCACGGCTAATCGGATTATAGATATATTTCACAGCATCTGGCCCTAATCGGCGTAAGAATGTTTCAACCTTGAGCAATGATAAATTGCCTTTATTAATAAGACCTGCAACGGCTTCCAAACCAGTTTGATTGTTTTGTGCGTTAAATACATTCCCATTAATTTTGCCAAATGTATCGATTGCTTCCTTTAATATGCCATCTACTGCATCATCAAATGTAATCGATTCACCTTTATCATTAAGAATGGTAGAGCCTTTATAAGCGTTGCGGCCATTCTTATACATGCCTGTCATTAATTCTTCCAGTGTGTTCAACTGACTCATTGTTAGATTTTTAAATGACATAGGTGTTTTACCATAAAATAGTTGTACAATCCATGGGTCAAGGAATGTAATACTTTTGTCACCTAGGATATCCGCATCAGGATCTAATGCATTAATAACAGCATTCATATCAAACCCATCTACTGGTTCCAGTCCGTCGTATTTAGTAAGTCCCATTTGGTATGCCATGTGCGCATAGAAATATCTCATATTAGGTTCAATAGTAATCGGATTTTTAGGGCGTGTCATTCTGTTGAGGTTATCAATCAACTTGGTCCTTAACTTCTTAATGCGGAGTGCATTGTCAAACGCAACACGAGCCCTCGCTTGATTTAGAAGTTGCAATTGTTTAGCTTGTAAAGCCTCTTCCAGTTTATTAACTGCCAACGCCCTGTCAGTACGTTTACCTTCTCGAATGGCTTGATTTTGATACTTCTTATACTGGCTAGCTTGGGATAAGGTCAAATCGCCTAATTCCTGTCTAGCACGGTTCATATAATCACTTATCACACCTACACCACTATCTCGGATAGCACGTACATTATTAATACGTTCTTGTAATTGTGCTTTTAGCTTTTCAATACGGTCTTGAGCGGAATCAAGTTCTTTTGATACAACACCTAATTCTTTAGCAACCTTTTCATTGTCACCAATTATTCGTTTTGCAATTGGCTCTAAATCAGATTCAATTGTTTCTGAATTAGGGTCAAGTCGATTTAACCTGTCGAGTAGTTCCCAGTTTTTAGCAAGGTCACGATTGGTTTGTGACTTAATGATTTTAGCTTCCTCTTCAGTTAATTTCATTTGACCATCTGAAGATAATAACCATTCCTCAGCAATTTCTATATTAGATTTGCCAATATGGTTATCTTCAATGAATGCCTGCTCGGCAGATTCCATAGCCTGATTAACAGCTTCGTCAAACGTAAATCCGGTTTGCTCACGTTCAGCAGTTTCTAATTCTTTTAGCGTGCCGTATCGAGTATTGGCTAATGCATTTTTACCGAATGCATTATAGCGTTGATGGTCTTTGTATATTGGGTACTGCTCCATTAAACGCTTTTCGATATCAGCTTGAATAGAATCTTTTTCATCGTTCCATTCTTTGATTGGACGACTTTCCAATTCCTTCATATACCGCTTCATGACACGTTCTTTCGCCATTTCCCCGACGTCGGCAATATAGCTTTGAACCTTTGCTTGCTCAGCTTCATCGAGCTGTTTAAATAACTTGCTAGATTCAAATTGTTCAAGTGCTTGTTCTTTTGTGTAGGCATCTATATCTTCTTGGGTAGCGATCATACGTGCCATGATATCTTGGATTTCCTTAGGTGGTAATCCTCCTAGTCGTGTCACCGCACGATAGATACGAGTTAACCACTTTGAGAACATGCGAAATACATGCTGCAATCCTTTAGTAGGTGCTTTGCCTTCACGAAGATAAGCCTCCCATCCACGAGCAAACTTTTCATGTGCTTTAGTATTATCAGCGCCTTGCACATCGTCCCATTCAGACCATTCTTTCAACTTGTTCCAATCTAGAACAAGTTGCTCTGGAGCGTTTTCCATTTCAGCTAGATTCTTAATGTCGTCAAAGAATACATGTCCCATTTCATGTAAGAATGTACTTCTATCTGCGGTTTTAAAAATACTAATGATACGTTCGCCATCACTCATGATTTCGGTCATACCATTAACAGATTGGTTGTACTTTTCAATGACTTTGATTGCTTTATCATCGAACACTACATAGCATCGTCCGTCTTGTTCGCCATCGTAGTAGATGCCTTTTATACCGATACTATTTAAAAATTCACTGGCCTTTTTATCATTTTTCACATTATGAAGATTAAAATGTTCATCATTACCAAGTGCATGAGATAAGAATGAATACAGCTGTTTACCATCAATATTTGTTTTCTCTAATGCACCATATACATCAGTCTTAACATTCGAGATAGCTTTTTCTTCACGTTCTCGTTCTAACTGTTTTTCTTTTTCGTATTGTGGATATAGATCATATCTAAACTTTTTATACACAGCTTCCAATAAATCTTCATTACCAGCTATGGTATCAATATTTTCATCTATACCTACTGACTCCAAAAATCTATCAATATTTCTTTTTTGAATTTTATGGATGTCATTTATTGTTTTATTTTTGTTATGTAGTTCAGATATTATGTACCCTACATCCATAAAGCGTGTGTATTTATTTGTCCATTCGTCACCAATAATAGACCCTTTGTGATATTTAATTAATAGACTTGTAAAACGTTCCAGTTGTTCTTCTGACATTTTATGTAATCCGTTTTTCAAGCTATCTCTTACATATCGACTATATCCAGAAATAGGGTATTGCTCCGGTAATAACTCTGTTTCATTTGGTATTTCTACTTTAAAAATGGACTTCCATTCTTGTTTAGTAAATTTACTTTCTTTTAATAACTTAATTGCTTCTACAGCTCTTTTGGTTTGTGATATAACAAATTGAGTATTTTTCCCTTTCTTTGAGTCTATAAATTTATGTAAACTTTTAATTGCCTTATCGTTACTCCCTACTTCCGCAATTTCAGTAAGAGCCATAGACAAAGGGTTTTCATCGCTTATAACATTTCCTGTTTTCTCATCATACCATTCTGCATCTTCATTTAGTTTATACTTTGTTTTCTCTGTAACAATTTCTATGCTATTTGCACCTAATATATCCCTATAATTTTCTGCTATTTTCTTATCTTTAGCAAAATACAATCCCCAGCCATGTGCTTGATTGCCCTCACCAGTACCAATAGCACCTAAATCAAATGTGTCAAAATCATGTGGCGAACCATGCCATGCTGCTTGATAAAAAATATTACCATTTGCATTTCTGTAGTTGCTTAAATCTTTTTCGTTTGGTATACTTTTATTAAAGTAACCACTAGATTGGTTTACTTGGTAAGGCAATTGGAGCCCGTTCCTTGTAAACCATCTAGTGGTTTTTTGTTCGTTTATATAGAGTGGTGGATTGTTTTTATCTGCAAAATTATTATAAAACCATGTATTTGCACTAGCATTATCTTTAGGGTAAAAAGATTTTATTCTATTAATTGTAATATTATTTGCAACACTAGCTGATAATTCCAAAGCAACAATACTTTGCTTTTTGTTACTATCTGTAATTTCTGTCATAACCACAATCGAACCATTAACTGTTTTAGATGGGAAAATTGCAATCGGGTCTACCAATGCACTAGGTAATTGTTTCCACATTTTGTTAGTAACTGTCTTATGTTGATTGTTTTTGCCAGCACCTGTTTTCATATCAAAATATTTAGAAACATACATTTTGATTGGCAAATCCTTAACACCTACGAGTTGCAGTACAGCTGGAGTGTCCATAACTCTAATTAAATCAGATCTTTTATAAGATGAAATATTATCTATAATTCTACTCCACTTTTTCTTATCAATACTTAATTTAAGTCTTGCATCTTGATCTAATTGATTATACCCTTTTTGGTTTTCTAAAACTGCATTCATGTTGATACGCACGCTATCACGGAAATAATCCATAGCAGTATAACCACCACGGCCCATTTGTCGCATGTATTGTGCCATAATATCAGCATGTTGTGCCATGAGCAATGCATTGGCTTCTGCCGTATCACGTTGTTTACGGTCAACAGTTGCATCGCTCATTATGGATTTTAAAGACTGATACACTTCATATCCGGATTTGGATAATTGCATACGTAAAGCGATGTCATTATCTGCAAGTTCAAATAATGTATCTCGCATAGATTCTAGCGATTCAATTTGTTGGAGTGTATGCTCCATATCAGCATAATGAGAACCTGCTTGGTTAAGTGCTTCTGGATTATCAGCTAATGTACTTTGGGTACGAGCAAGGCTAGATTGATATGCCATTCGTCTGCGTTCCGCATTAGAACGTGGTGCTTTGCTATCGCCTAACCATGTAGGATTTACCCCAGTAGTACGTGCCGTTTCTAAATCGATATCCATAGCATCGAAATCACTTGTATATTGTTCCCGGTACTGTTCAGTAAGTTCCTTATACACATTATTAAACGTTTGTTTAATATGTGTCGGATCCGCAAGAACCACATCGAGCATTTCTTTATCTACATCAGATACTTCATCAAAGTAGCTACGGATAATATCTTCCTTAACATGCTTTGCACGTTTTTCAGTATCATCTTTAACAAGGTCTTTCATAGCATGGACTTCTTCTTTTGCACGTTCAAGTGTTTTCATAGAAAGACCACCACGTGTAAAGTAAGAGGATTCTTCTAATGCCTTAACAGTTTCTTCAGATAAGCCACCACTTAATTGCGCATAAGACCCGATAGGAATTTCAATCGGAGCATCAGCCGTAATCGCCTTAGATACATTCTCTTGTGTTACCAATCCAGCATCTACCATATTACGAATAGCCGCTTGACCTTCTTCGGTTTCAGCCATTTCATTGACATTAATATAAGCGGTAGATACGCCTATATTATCCCCCTGAGCTTGTACGATTTTTTCATACAACTCAGGGTTTTCTTTTGCCAAATTGTTAGCGGCAGCATCGTTTTTAAGGTTCTGCATAATAACATGTCCATTACGATTTTGTTCTTCCATAACAGCCATGTGCTGTTCTTCTGGAGATAACTTTTGAAAGTCTTTAAAAGCTTTCATTGTGCGGGCACCACTAATGCCACCACCAATTACGCCAAATCCAACAACAGCAGGTAGTGCTTGCCACATAGCTTCACCGGCACCTACGAACATATCACCTGCAGAATATGGGCCCTCTTGATCATTCGATTTACGCCACAAATTATGCTGCAACTTTTCATTGACATCTTGTAGGCCTTCCTCAAATAGTTCTGGAGCGCCAGCTTTAATGGAAGACTTAGCCACTTGTGCAGCAGTTACGCCAATACCACGATTAAATGTCTCAGCTGCATTAGTAGTTCCTCTTGAAATGGCACTAGCAAGTGCGGACTTAGGAGCGATTTTAGTTGCTGCTTTACCGATTGTACGAGTTGCCACAAATTCAATGCTGGCATCGATAGCCGCAAATGACATGGCATACTCTTTTGCTTCTTCATTGGAATATACTCGATTACCTTTTTGGTCACGTTTACCAATCAATTCAAGATATTTATTGCCAAATGACATCTTATACATCTCGTATGCCATATCAGCAGAACCTAACCATTTAGCGCCAGTCATTGCAGTAGGTAAAGCAGCAGAGCCACCACTAACTACACCGCCACCAATACCGCCAATTATACCGCCTACAATAGCACCTGTACCGCCTTGTTTACCCATCATATAGATTTGACTAGCAGTTGAACCCAATACCTCTTGTAAAGGACTGCCACCATCTGGACGTCTATAATTTTGCAAGTTATTTTGTAATCGATTAACTTCAGCCGTTAATTCGCTAATCTTTTGTGGGTCAGATTCATAAGCTAAGGCAAAACCAACATCACCTAATTTCATTTGGTCATTCATTGCCCAAATACTTTGTTGCAAAGCATCAAACACACCTTTGGTATTTTTGATTGATTCGATATTATTTAATGCTTGAATGCCTTCTGCTTGCGAACCATATTTTACTTTATAAAGTTCTGGAAACTCATCATAAATATCTTGTAAAACTTGGCCACGTTCTGCACGCCTAGATAAATAATCAGCACGTTCAAAGGCTCTATCATCGCCAAACATGACTGTATCTGCACCAATATTTAAAGTCTTAGCAATTCGCAAAGCTTCATTAGCACGTAATTGATCATTGTTATATAAAAATAATCGGTCTGTGTTACTAACAAAACTAGCAGGCAAAGCATTAGGTAAAGATTGTCCTAGTTGACCTATCGCTTGAAATGCATTACCTTGCTGCCCGAATGGAGAAATCGTTTCCGTCCCATCTGCATTTTTAATGCTAGTAGGAGTATTGGCAATTGTAGATAATGCATCCGCTGTGCTTTTAGCAATATTTGATACAGTTTCTATTCCTGAACCGATAGCTTGCCCAACTGGTGTTAAACCACCTACTGGACTAGACTGTATGCCGGCATTAGCCGTAAAGGAACGTGGGCCTTGTCCGTATCCATGTATTAACGCTTGAAATTCCTCACGTTCTTTTTGATTAATATCAGCCATTTGTATATCTCCGTTGTAATGCATTATATTCTGATTCATAAATGTCTTGAGTGGAGCCATCACGATATGTTACTCGGATATAATGATTTCCTACAGGTTCAACATGAACGATACCAATAGCTTGGTTACTTGCACCGCTTATTGTAGAGGAATAATCGTCTCCGTCACCAAAGAATGGTTTACTTGTACTACGTAATGTACTTGTTGCGACTGCAGCATCGAAGATTTCATCTTTTTCCGCATCTGTAGGTGGTCTATGATGTTTAACCTTAAATTCCTCAATACGTCCAGCCATTTCTTGTTTAACACCATATTTAAAACTGCCTGCCAATGTTTTGTCTTCAGGCATAACTGTAGAAAGTTTATATTCATATGGTGTCAAGTCAATATTACTAGCCTTTTTGTTGTTATCATCAATTTCAAGTAATGATGCATCAAGTTCATCATCCATTACTTTATTAGGCAACACACGTTCAGCATATGCCCGAGTTTGTTCATATGTATGAGATTTTGCATATTGCTTGATACCCCATTTTTCTTGAGGTGTCATTTTCAAGCTCTTCTCATAGATTTTATCTAGCTTAGGACGTTCACTCGCCATTTTTCCACTCCAGTATTCTTGCTCTTCAGGAGTTGTGGCACCTGCCAATTGAACCTGTGCATATTGGAATGCACCGCTTACATCGCCATTGGCTATCTTTTGATTTAAGACTATTTGACCTGCTTGTAAGCGATCATTAATAGCAATCTTTCTAGTTTGTTCTTGCAACGTAAAATAATTTTTATATGCCGCCCTAGCTTCATCCTCAGCTTTCTTAATTTGGTCTTCGGAATACTTAGGGCTGCCGCTGCTAGACATTGGGGCATTTCTCATTAAGCCCTTATAATGTTCTGCGCTTGCCGTATAATATCCACCAGCTTTTAATTTATCAGCATATTCATCTATAGATTGTGCATTGATAGCATTATTAGGAATGATATATCCTTTCATCCAATCATCAACAAACTCTTCATCAGAATTGTACATTTTATAATAATTTGTACCACCATCAGTCTGTTTGTTTTCTTCACCATTTGGTTCAACCTGTGTTAAACCTGCGTAATTGTGATTTTCTCTAGCAAGCCTGCTTAATTCACCGCCAACTGTACCTTCTGCATATAATTGTCGATATGCGATTTCAGTATTAATGCCATATTTTTTATTAGCATAAACAGCCATATCCCATAACTGTTTGTTTTGACCAACTCCACCTTTAATGGCTTCTTCGTTTTCAGTTTCCATCTTGGCTCTAACATACATGGCAGCACTGCTCATTCCTGAGTTTAAATCATGCCCATACATCTGATACAACTTAGCATGTGTATTATCATCATTAACTAATTTATTAATGTTCATTTGACTGGACATTTTTTTATATGGCGTCAGCACATCTTCACTAACAACACCACTTAATGAAGTCAATAAATTTTCAACTTTCATTGAATCATTTTTTGCCACGGATCTATCAAGTAAATACTTTCCTGTTTGGTCTGTATTAGCACGGATTTTTTCATTAATCTGCTCATCATCTAGTCCTAATTCTTTACCAGTAGACCGATACAAATCACCCATCAATGCAATTGTTTTCATTTGGTCAGCCATGTTGTCAGAACGGATAGCAGAATCACGAAGATTTGTAATTTGATTTTGCGTAGCTGTACTTAACGCCGTTTCATATTGACCTCTTGAATATTTGGATATGTTATTGTAATCAGTTGTCTTAGATGTTTCAACGGCTTTTATAAAGGCATTAATAGCATCATTCGTTCTGAATTTATATTTACCCATGATTTCACGTTGTATTTTATCTACACCAGCATTATAGTCAGGCAATATAGATTGAGCATTCATTCCTTTACGATTCATCAGCCCGTCTTTATCATCATTCAACAGTTGGTTAGTACTATTATTGAACTCATTAATAGCATTGGTTACATCGATGTAATCTTTTCGTTTGTCAATTTCCATCCATGTATTTGTTGCATCTTGTAAGGCTTTACTCATAGCATTTAAGCCACTTACATTACCACCATATGCCGTTTCATTACTAGAAGCCTGTGTGCTACCTTGAACTGTATTTAATTTTTGGGTTGGATCATAATTAACAAATTTCATATCCTACCTCATTTTATAATCACGCTTAACAGTCACTACCGGACCCCTATCTGTATATCCTACAGGGTCACCACCATATGTAGTCTTCATCTTGCCACCTGCGTATTGTTGTTTAAGACCATACATAGATGATGCGGCACCAAGAATGCTACCTACCATTGCCAAATTGCCTTGACGTCGTGCATTTTTAGCAGAAGCACGTGCGGCATTAGCCTCATTCTGATAGTTCATACCGTTCAAATATTCATTGTAAATAGCATTATTCTTATTTTGTTCCCAATTGTAGATGTCTTTGTTGTATTCATCATAACTAGATGCCATCAATTGTAATGGGGACCCTGCCATTTGCAATCCTCCTGCCCCTGCCTCGGCTGCATTTGTGCCAGCTACAAGCTTCATGCGGTTATCCATCTTGTCCCGCTCTTGTAATTGTTGCATAGCAATTTGTTCTTGTTTGCGGTCAGATATTCGCTTATTAACCTCAGCCGCTTGTGCTTGGGCTTTGTACATCGAAACTTGCGCTTTTGTTTGTTGATGTTGCGCAATCATCCCTATGCCGGTGCTGACTGCGGTTAAGATTGCCGCTGCGGGTAAGCACATATGAAGTCCTCCTTCTTGAGAGTAAATAATTCTAAATCACCAACTTTTACAGTTGGATGAATAACGGCTCCAATCGATTCGAGCCATCGCTTTGTTTTAATGTTAGTTGTGTGAACGTAATTAAATAGCCATTCCCTAGTCTCTAACCATTCAGCAATAACTTGATTGCTTAACTTGATAAAACGCATCTGCCACCGCATATCGTTTTCTAATACTTTATTGCCTAGAAAATAAATCCCATACATTCCGTTAACTGGTTCTTTTGCAATCCCATATACGCAAATAGCCACATCGTCTTTTACGACGACATGGCTATCATAATCAGATTTACAAATCTCGGAACAGAAATCCTTAAAAGGGTATAAACGATTCACCTCTTGGACTTCTATGGCGTCTATTGCCCTTAGATTAACTTCTAGGTCCTGAATTAATTTATCTCGCCGTGTAGGCTCAATTTCGTCAATTTTATAGTCCCGGAACATCTCTTAGTCCTCCGCCAATTTCAACAATACGAGTTATCGATAATAAATTAAATGGAAACGGATCACTATGCTTAATACATATCGATGTATCGGTTGAATAATTTATTCCCATTTTAGGTAGGATTACAGGCTTATCACCTGTAAACAATTCATTTGGTGGTAATGTAATATCATCCATTCTGTCAAATGTACGGCCAACTTTGCCGCCAAACGATTTATACATGCGAAGCACTACTCTTGATACTGTAGCAACTCGGCCTTGTAAAGTACCATCGTTTATTTGTTGTTCTACGTTAGGTATTTTAATTTTAGTAGTGTAAGGCAAACCAACAGTAATTACATTTGCTTTGCCATCCAATTTAATAACACCAGTTGGTGGTACTACCCTAGATGGCATCTGTTGTCCATCAATTACTATGTCTACCATTTGCCCTACTAAATGAGGTGCGTTGATGTAATCAGTCTTAATTGAATTAGCGACTTTAACATAGCAATCTAAGAACACATCGGAGTTATCTTCTGTATACAACGGAATACTACGTTCAATGCATTTCACACTCTTATTATTAATCACACGATCCACAACAAAATAGATTGTGTCTTGCTCACCCTCTGCTACACTCTCTACATATCGATATTTACCATTCGTTACAAAGTGCGACCATCCATACACTTTTTGTTCTGGGATATAAGTTAAACAGTTGAGTTGCCCATCATCTCGAACGTAATAAATAATACTGTCAGGGTCTTGTGCATAAGCACTTGTTACTGCCAGATGACCTTTAACCAATGTTTTAACAAACAATGTAAGGTCTTGCCCTGTGTAGTTGTCGCTCTCATAAGAGTAACCCATATCACGAACAGTACCGCCACGCTCTTGAACAAACACGCACCGATTACCTATGAATTGAGGTTCACACGATAAGGCCCCTCGTTGGGTTTGTGTTTTTAAATTGCAGTTGGTAGGCGTAATGGTTTTATCACCTCTTACAATCCACTCATTACCGCTTGTAAGAATGATTAGATCGTTAGCTGGTACGAGATGACGAATCTCACACATCTTGCGATTAATAACCGGCAAGGTGATTGCACTATCATCTGTGATAGTGCCTTCCACCTTTTCGACACCAAAATTTGGATAATCACCAGTACGGCTAAACCATATGAAGTTAGGCTTGCTATCAGTAGCAGCAACTACAAATCGGTCTTGATAGAATGTACAAAGTTTAGGATAACCTCTGCCTCTATTCCAACTGCCTAATTTCCATTGGTAGCTAGGCTCACCCTCTTTAATACCATTCAGAACATTAACCTTTGCATTCTTAGCATCAGTTACGCTTTTAATCTCAACGATACCATATTGAGTGAACGGCATAATAGATAAGTCGCAATTCACAGAACCACTCTTAATATCCGATACATATTTAAGCCTTGCTCCAGCCTCTATCTTTCCTGTATCAGTAACATTGTAGTCATTCTTAGATGTATACGTTCTGTAATCTTTCCAAGTCTGACCGTCATTGTTAGAAATCTGTAACTTGACTGTACCCTCCCATGTGCCGTGCGTTGTGAATTTCCATGATAACTCGGTATCAGTACTAAATGCTCCAACATTGTAATTGATGTTGTTGTAGGTTTTTTCGATAGTCTGTGCTTGCATATAGCGTTTTACTTTTTTCTCTACCACTTCGCCAGCTGACTTAGTATGTACCGCCTCAACGTAATATGCAATCTGAATAACACTACCTACCATATCTTGTGTGAAGAGGTCTTTTGTGGATGTGATCGTATCGCCATTAACTGTCAATGTATGCCCATTGTCCGTGTTGATTTCATCATAAGGTTGTTCAGTTAGCTTATATGTACTCATTCTCCAGTCAGTATCACTATATCGTGATAGCGTTTGAATAGGGTACTTGCCACTACAGATGAACATAACATCACCAGATTGGTTACAATTTAAATCAAACAATATATCGCTAGTGAAAGGAGTCGTAACTTCAATACCGGTATAAATTCCGTAATTCCATACACGAATATATTTGTCACCAAATTCGAGCATGAAAGAATTATTGGTGTTTGTCGTAAATTCAAATAATCGTGTTGGCTTATCACTATATTTAACTTGCCCCACGTATTGGCTGCCTTGACGTTTTGCAACGGCTCCATATGGACGAATAACCACATTCTCCGCTTCCAATAAGGCACTTTTGTATTGCTCTAAATCAAAGCGACTTGAAACATCTGGCGATACTTCACCAGTTGTAAACGCTAGCTGTGATATGTATATCGGATTACTCATTACCAATCCCTCGCTTTCACGTAGCTAGATATATATACTGTATCTTGCTTACGTTCTTTAGCATTCATTCCTTTAGCTTCTTGAACTGCAGCTTGATACAACTTGTATGCTTGGTCAAACAATCCTCTATCACCAGTCAGTGGCATAGCTAATGCGCTAGCCAGTTTACACTGCAGCATATAAAGGGATATAGAATCCCAAACGTCTAAATCTGTCACGTCATATATATAATCAATGAATGCTAGTGGCACATCGCTCACTATGCATTTTTTGTTATTTCCAATATTAAATATATTGTATTCCGGTTGCGATTCAGCATGGAAGCGATCGCCTTGTGGAATAACACCTAAAATGCGGATACACTTTTCAGGGTACGTATATACATAATTCCACCCATTAATTTTATGAGCGGACAAAACTAATCTTTCATTTTTGCGAGCAAAATTCCATTCAAATTGTCGCAATACCAACTGTCTAGTTGGGTCATATTGCATACGGCATTGGCGACCTTGCTCAGTTTCTTCTTCAAGTGAATAAAGCAATCCTGCGTTAATTAATGCAAGTGCTTGATTACAAATATCAGTAGGTGTCATATTTCCCCCTATATGGTAATAGAGGGATGCATAAGCACCCCTCATATTGTCACTTATTCTTCCGTAGTATCGGTTTTCTTTTTGTTTGTTTTCTTAGGCTTTTCATTGCCAGTATTTTCATCTGGTGGATTTTCATTGCCGGCATTGTCACCTTCAGTATTTTCATCTGGTGGATTTTTGTCACCCGGCTCTGTTTCAGGAGGCTGAGTTTCAGTAGACGGTTCTTTGTCTTTA